TATTGGGACCATGGATTCAAAGGACCAACCGGTCTTTGGTATATCGAAAACAGCCTTACATCTATTGGTCAACCTGATCCAGTTGGTGAACTCAACTCACGGCTCTGGAATTCTGGTATCGAATCAGATAAAGACAAAGCACGAGACCAAAAGCGTCGACTACACTACGTAGCAAACGTATTAGTAGTATCAGATCCATCAAATCCAGATAATGAAGGTAAAGTATTCCTTTATAAGTTTGGTAAGAAAATCTTTGATAAGATTATGGATCTAATGCAACCATCATTTGCTGATGAAAAAGCTGTTAATCCTTTTGATTTTTGGGAAGGTGCAGACTTTAAACTTAAAATTCGTAATGTAGAAGGTTATCGTAACTACGATAAGTCTGAATTTGGTTCTCCTGAAGCACTATATGGCGCTGATGAACCTAAACTCGAGCAAGTGTATAATAACCTACACAATCTTTCTGAGTTTACTGATCCTAAGAACTATAAGACATATGATGAGCTTAAGACTAAATTGTCTCGTGTCTTAGGTGAAGAAATGGCTGGTGGTGCACCAACTGTACAACAAATGGTTCAAGTAAATGAACCAGCACCAGCACCAGTAATGCCATCGGCTGAACAAGTAGTTGCAGACGATGATGACGACACTATGTCGTACTTTGCAAAGTTAGCTAATGAGTCTTAAGCTCCAGCTAACATAGGATCACTATAATCCATAGCTGAAGGGGTGGTACTTATCAATGGTGTAGAGCTCGAACTAGAACTAGTATTAGTTGTTGGAGCCACCACCATGGTATTACCACCCTTTCCACTATCTAAAGCTGCTCTTTCGGCTTTTAATTCTTCTAATCTTCTACTTGCATCTTGAGATTTTGAAGCAGCTGCAAGTTGCTTATCTCTAAGATAATTATCTTTTTCAGCCCCGGTTAATTCTTTACCATCTACTATTACTTTACCACTACCCATGCGTCTTACTTGAGCAGCTGATTGTCTAGCATTTGTGTCATCAGCTCGAGCTTGCTCAATTTCAGCATCTAAAGCTTTTCTTTCTTGGACGTTAGTATCAAATTTAAAGCTTCGGATCTTATCTCCAATGCCGCCACCAACCAATGGAATGTTTTCAATAGCTGTTGCAGCTAATTCAATAATACCATTAATAACATTTTTAAATATATCAAAAATTGAATCAATTGCTCTTGAAATAAAGTCTTGTACACTAAATCCTTTTAATGCATCTGCTGTGTCGTCAAATCCGAACTTTTTAAGTACCCAAGCCATAACGTCTTTGAGGAGATCTAATGGAGCACCGATGACACCATTGATTAATCCCGTAATGGCACCTTGAATTGCACCAATGAAACCTTCATCTTCAAATCCACTAATAGCACCTTTAACTGTATCCCACACGGTCATGATTAGAGTAATTGGATAGAATAATCTACCAATGATTCTACCAATTGAGCTAAGAGATTTCATAAGAGCTGAGCCTTCATCAAAGACTGAAAAGGCGGTTTTAATCATATCACCGGCTTTACCAGCGGCATCCATCACAAAATCAAATGGTGCTCTAACTTTAGCTATAATTTTGGATAATAAAGATCCACCATCTTCGCCACCCTGGAAGATAGATTTAAACGGCTTGATAGCGTCATCAATTAATCCTTCAAATGGGAATCTAAATGGAGCAGTAATCATTCTAAAAAATTTAGCAATTCTACCGTCAGGATTTGTAAATAAATCTTTTACTGGTTTTAATAAATCATCCATAAATTTAAGAGCATCATCAAAAATAACAAATGATCTAACTTTAAGATCTTCAATAATTAAAGCAAGAGTTCCGGCTTTCGAAGAAAAGAATGCACGAATTGGTTTAAACAAATCTGTAAGAGCTTCAGCTACTCTTGTTTTGAGATTAGAAGTCATACCTCTAATATTTTTGAGAAGATCATCTAGTCTAAATAACTTAGCATATGCTTTTAAGGAATCGGAAATACCAGCCAAGATCCCACCAGCCAAAGCAGCGATGCCGGCAATGATTTTTCCATAACCAATATCTCCCTTTGGAGCTGATGCAGGAGCACCGGCCGCGGCAGTTTCATCTTTCCTTTCGCGCATCATTTCCAGCATATCCATTTGCTGGTTTTTAAGCATATCTAAGAAAGACTTAAATTTTATATTTAGCTTTTCGAGTTCAAGCGCAACTAGGACGTGACCCTCCATATTTTGCTTATTATTCTCTTTTAGCTGCTCAGCTACTTGTACTAAATTTGACATTACCTATTTTGCTCTTGTCTCTGTTTTTCTTCCTTTAAGTAGTTCATTAAGAGAGTAATATAGATCTCTCTTTCCCATGGTATCATTCCCTCTATCTCAGTCAGTCCCCAGTGCCAATGTGTTATCAAATTAAAATTCATTTGATAATAATTTTCAAGACTCTCATGAGATAGAGCTATGATAAAAAATTTGCTACTCCCTCAACATGAATATTATTTTCTTGACTGCATGAGCTACAGTTGAATTTAACATCATGTTCTAGTTTTGGAATACTATCAATAAAAGTTTTAATATGCTCGAATTGTTCGGTGCTCATTGATTCTAAAAAGTTTTGTAATTCTTCTTCACTTGTATCTTTTACATCAATACGTTCTTCTTCGGTATTAATAGATTTAATGCAGGCTCTTACTAAAGCAAAAGCTGCGTCAGCACTACCATCAGTTAAATCTGTTTCTAATATTTTACTAAATGCCGGATAGTCTACTGAAATTGTAATATCATCTGTTAAGGTAATTACCTTATTCACTTCTGGCATTTCAATTTTAATCTCATCTAAATTGATATATACATCATTGCGCTCTTCACAATTTGAGCATGGTAAAATAATTTTAGATGATTCACCAACAGATTTAGATCTTAATTGTAAAAACATATATTCAACATCAAATGTCGTAAGTTTATTTGCATCAAAGTCATCATCAACGCATGACTTAATAGTATCAACCAATGCTTTAAAAACGATTTTATTATCACCGCTCTCAGCCGCAATCATTAGGTTCTTTTCTTCCTTTACAAGGAAAGGTCTATAACGCACGCTTTTACCGATTGATGGAATTACCATCTCATATTTTGGTGCATTATTTAGTTTTGGTAAAGCCATTTAGTATATACTCCATTAAAAATTAAAAGAAACTGAAAGTTGACCCGCGGGTATTTTTTTCCAGTTAGTATAAGATAGTTGTACAGAAGTCTCTACAAATCCATCTTGTTCATTATTAAACTCAATTGAATTAATAGTTGTTGGGAATGCATTCGTCAATTCAACAGAATACATTGATAGTCCTAGATTTAAAAATGGTACTCGTTGTGTAGGTAACGGAATTGGCGAACCCAATTGATGGATAATAATTCTTTTCTGATATTCACTTTTATATCCAGCAGTTTGTCCATCTTCATCTAAAATAAGTTCACGCCATTTATCAAAATAGTTTCGAATAGGATATACAGCAGTTTCCATAAATGTTAAAGTAACATCATCAACTGCGTATCCATATGCAATCTTTTCGAGTTCCATACCAACACGACGTTCATGCGTAAGAATTTGTTTTCCAGGCAATGAAGCTGTGCGACATAGAATATTTTGGTTCCTTGATCCTAAGGCTCCACCAATTGCTCCTAAAATCCCGCGGCCCTGTTCAAGTTGTGGAAGTTGGACCATAAAATTATTAGGTCTAGCTAAACCACCGCCGAATGTTATTGAAGCTTTTAGTTCTGAAATTGTACTCATTTCATTTTCTTCCTAGAATCTCTATATACTGTTGATGATCCAGCTTTATTCCAATCTGCCATCGGTAAGAATGTAGCAATTTCCCATTCTGGTTTTTCTACTTCAGCAAATCTACTTTTAACATGTGAAAACAAATATCTTTTCATAGCTGGAGCAACGAATCTTTGTGGCACCTTTCCACCAGAACCAAGTACAGCATCTAACACCTTCGCTCGTGCAGCTGGTGGAAGATAGTGTAGGTTAATACCATAGAATCCACCAGGAGCAGGACCCATCATTATAATCAAAGGAAACCCATCGTAATATGGTAATGTTTTCTTTCCCTTTGGATCATAGAAGAACATATACATTCTTCCAACTGGACCACTTATATTTGTTTTTGGTGTTCTAACTGGTTTTAATAATTCATCCTCAAATACTTTGTTTCTGTTTTTCATGACTCTTCCACGAAACATTTGTCTCGCTTTGTCTTGAAACCAGCGTATAGATTCTTTAGTCCGTGGGGTAATACCCGCACGAAATGCTTCGAATTCTAATTCTTTAAATAAACTTTCTTGTGCCATAATGTTATTTATATGTATTCAGCTGTAATTTATTCCAAGTATCTTCCCAACCTTCTACCGATATTGCCCATCCGAGATCATTGTCCATAATAGCCTTTTTTAATGTATGATCATTGCCACCTGGTTCCATTTTATCTCCAAAGAACCATAATACATCTGAGTGCTCAAAGTCGTCAATAATTTGTGCTTTATCTTTTCCCACAGGATAGATATCCAATCCTGTTTCACCAGCAACAGTAGCATTTAACTCTGGAAATAATATATTAAATTTTTCAGAGATCCATTGCCGCTCAAGTTTATGTTCATCCCATTCAACATACATTGCTCGTTCTTCGATTGAAGCTTTACGACCAACAATACTATAATTTAGCATTCCGGTTCTTTGTTCGAAATGATTTCCAGTTTTTTTATAAAATTTACTTGAAATAAGTTGTAGGTCTAACCAGTTATACGCTGCTTCTGCTTTTGGCAATGCCCAGTTACTTTCTCGTATGCATACATTTTTTTTAAATACTTGATTACCACTACATTGATAAGCTGTTTCAAAACAGTCATATAAGTCTTCACCTATTTGTTCTACAGTTTTAGGTTTATCGCTTCCAGTTACCAAATAACATTTATTATTCTTGGCAAAATCCATCAACCATTCTTTAAACGCATTATTAATAATTCCTCTACTAGGAGTAAGAGTTCCATCAACATCAAATACGTAACAGTTTCTCATTTGGGTTTCTTCCTTTTATATGGCTTAAGTGGTTTAAGTTTACCAGGGATTTTTTTCAAAGGTTTGGTCATAATACCCATTGAGTATAAAGTTTCTTCTGTCCAAATTTGAAATTCCCACTTTCTATCTTTACAAAACGAAGCGGCCGCTTCCCATTTATTCATGTTTTTCACATAAGTTAACGCTTCGGTGATATATTTTTTTGTTCGTCTTTCTCCGGTTGGAGGTTTGGTTTCTTTATTGGGTTTGATTTCGACGAGGATTGTTTGGTTTTCCAAGATGATTTTGAGATCTGGGAAATAGCGGTGATAGCGTTTGTCAGCTTCATAATAATACGGTATTACAATTTCTTCGGATGACCATTTTTTTACCTTTGGATTCATATCACACCATTTAAAGGTGTCTCGTTCCCAAAGAGATCTATATATCACGTTAGTGTGATCTCCTTGGTACTTCTTAGGATTTAGTACTTGATAACGTCCAGAATATGCCATTTTTATCGTATAAATATTGTTAGATTCTTTTATTTATTACAGGTTTAAAACACATGTCTAACAGCGGAGCTAACACCAATAAGCTTGGTAAGAAGTCGTCTGGTATTGCTCCGGGTAACTTCAAGTACCCAATTAACAAAGATAATCAATATCAATCGAAGATTAGCTTTCAAGCAATTAAGGTATTACCGCCACAAATTGCGGTAAGATTTTCATCGTCAGAAACAGCATCTGAAGGAAGCGTTGGAAGAACACCAACACCAACAAGTGGAAAAGTAAATGGATTAAGAATCTACGAAATTTCAGGACAAAAGTGTGATTTGCACTTACCAGTTGCTTATCAGGTAAATGATGGGTTTGATTATTCAACAGCATCTCTTGGACTAGCTGGCGCTGGTTTAATGGCAGGTGCGAATGCCGGGCAATCAATTGCTGGCAGTGTTTTTGAATCATTGAAAGAAGGTGCGCAATCTGTATTTGATCTATTTGGATCTGGAGCAGTTTCGAGAGTGGCCGCTGTTCGTGGATCTCAGTCTATGCCAATTGGTGAAGGACTTAAGTCTGCAGTAAGTATTACTGCGCGTGCAACTATGAATCCAAATATTCGTACACAGTTTAATGGGCCATCAATTCGCGAATTTAACTTTGTATTTAAGTTTATTCCAAAGTCTCCAGAAGAATCTGTTGAAGTAAAAAATATTATTAAGTTTTTTAGATTCCATTCATATCCAGACGAGATTGCTCCAAATATTGCATATGATTATCCAAACATGTTTAAGATTCGTTTATTATCAGAAGTTGGTGGTACCTTTAAAAATATTGGTACACCAATTAAACTATCTTATCTTAAAACAGTTTCAACATCATATAATAGCACATCAACAGTATTACATCGTGATGGTTCCCCAACAGAAATCGATTTAACTCTTACCTTTGCTGAGTATAAGCCACTCAATCGTGATGATGTTAGAAATGAAGACAATGACATCTTCTATAATTACGAAGGATATAAGGTATGAATTATTTTAGACATTTTCCTGTAGTCAATTATAAATTTGGTGATACTAATATAGAAGCAACTATTGAAAATATTGCGATATATGCTGATGTCTTAGACCAAATTGCAAATGCCACTACAGCGTATGAAGATTATTATATTCAAAATGGGCAAAGAATGGATCAAGTTACTCTAGATCTATATGATGCTCCAGACTATATGTTTACTATACTTTTATTAAATCCAACTTTAAGAGAATGCGGTTGGCCTGTATCAGAAGATACAGCTTATAATGATGCTATTTCAAAATATACACATAAAGTAATTACTGTAAGAAATACTTTAACAGATAAAATGGCAGTAGGACAAACAATTTCTGGATTGAATTCTGGTGCTTCTGATGTGATTACTCATAGACGTTTAGATCTTGGTCAGATTTGGGTTGAAGGCGGATCAGTATCATTTGTTAATGGTGAAACTATTACATCACAAAATGCTCAAAACCAATTTGAGACTGCAACCATTGTTAGTGCGCAGAATCAATACAACGCAGTTCATCATTATGAAAATGCAGATAAAGAATGGGTTGATATTGATCCAAGAGTAGGACCTGGCGCGCAGGTGACACCAATTACTTATTTAGATTTTTATATGAGTAAAAATGAAGAATTAAAAAATATTCGAGTCATAAAAGCATCAATAATTAACGATGTTGTTGAGTCATTTTTTGAGGCTATTAAATAATGGCAGCGCCACAGAATAAATCTGAATATATTCTAGAATCAGTATTACTTGAATCTGAGAGATTAAGTGAACCAGTTGAACTGAAAGAAGTTGTAACTGACATTGACATATTTGAATCTTTAGATAAACCATATTTGACTGGTCAAGTGCTAATTCTTGATAATGAAAGACTATATGAAAATGCAGATTTACTTGGTGCTGAAAAAATTACAATTAAGATTAAAAGTATAAGAGATAATACTACAACAATAACAAACAATTTTTATATTAGTAAAATTATTAATACTGAAAAAGTAAATAATAATATGCAAATTTTAGCTTTACATTTAGTAGAAGATATTGCGTATTACTCAAATTTGATTAATATTAATAAAGTATATCGTGGAAAATGCTCTTCAATTATTTCTAAAATTATTGAGCAGTATTTAAATCATGAGCTTGGAGGAACAACAAATGATAAACAAAATTTAAAACTTATTGTTCCAAATTTAAGTCCAATAGAAGCTATTAAATGGATTACTTCTAGAGCTACTTCTTTAAAAGGTTATCCATTCTATTGTTATTCTACATTTGCACTTAGTAAATTATATTTTAATGATCTTGGAGGTATGTTATCAACTCCAGTAATTAACCAAGACCTATCGTACAAATATAATACTGTTACACAATCTGCAGATGATCCTGAAGTAAGAAGACGTACTATTAAAAGTCATAAATTTAGTACAGAAATGGAAAACCTTACAAAATTAATTGTGAAAGGTCTTATTGGTGCTAAATACGAATATATTGATACAAATAAAGAATATATGAAAACACTTCATTTTGATATTAAAAAAGATTTATTTAATGAGTTAATTGATGACGGTATATTAAATTCACAAGCTAACATTCCATTTTCTGAAAAATATTTACTTAATGAAAAATCATTCAACAAATTAGTTAATAGATCAATAACACAACTACGTAGTAATGGTGCGTTTGAATATTATAAATCATATGGTGAAGAAGATACTATAGCTGGATACAAATTAGAAATTATTTCTAGAGCAATGGATAATGTTCTTAAGAAAAATCCAATGACAATTGTTGTTCCTGGTGTTGACTTTATTGATGGTGATAAACATTCAACAATTGGTAATAATATTAGAGTAGAATTTCAAAATACTAAGCCAGATGTCAAACCTGGTGAGAAAAGAATAGATACTAAAAAGTCTGGTGACTATTTAATTTACCAAACACGGCACATGTTTAAAAAAGAAACATATGAAGTTGCTCTTACTTGTGTTAAAATAGGAAATTATAGAAGATGATACCAGAAAGATACAACGATTATTACGGTGATACTACACGTTGGTTTGTTGGTAGAGTTGTTAGCATTGATGATCCAAAACAATTAGGACGCATTCAAGTTAGAATCTATGGTATACACTCAACAAACACTCTTGATATTCCTGATGAAGATCTACCATGGGCTCAGGTTGTTGTTCCAATTAATGAAGGTGGGACAGCCGGAATAGGAAATAATCTTGGTATTCAAGTGTATGCTCAAGCTTTTGGTATTTTTCTTGATGGTAAAAATTCACAATTACCTCTAGTTTTAGGATCAATCCCAAAGCCTGAAGAAGAATCTGAAGGTGAGATATCAACCAATCAGTTAGCACGAGGTGTAAATACACTCACAAAAACAGCAGATGTATCAGGTGCACCAACTGATCCTTATGCTGCAGAATACCCAAACAATGCGGTTCATGCAACTAAGTCTGGCCACATAATTGAAATTGATGATACCGATGGAGCCGAAAGAATTCATGTTAGACATAAGTCTGGATCGTTCATTGAATTTCATCCAGATGGTGCAATTGTAATTAAAGGTAATGGTGTCTATATTGATGGTGGATCAGCGTTAAATATAAAAGCAAACGGTACTATACAAGAATATTCAAATGGTACTGTTGAAATTGGTAGCGGTGAAATTACTGTTAGTGGTATTACACATACTAAACATACTCATACTGATAATCCAGGATTGGCGGGAGCAGAAACAACGGGGCCTCATAACTAATGGCAGATTTACTAGTACAAAACGGACAAATCGTCTATGTGAATAATAGCGGCAAGGTTGTGTATTCCTTACCAGATTCTGATGGTGTTGCTGGTCAAGCACTAGTGACAGATGGCAATGGTAAGCTTTCATTTGTTACGGATCAAACCATATCAATTAAAACAGCAGATGGTGTTATAGTCGCTCAATTGAATGGTAGAACCATATAAATAGGTTAAAAGGAATTACAAATGTCTCGAGTATTCGCGCAAGAAGATGGTAACTTAAGCAATAGATCTATTATTACATCTAGATCTAAGCAGTATACTGATATCGATCTAACTTTTGCCGCAAAAACTACTGGAGATGTTTATAAAAAAACAGATGCTGCGGCAGTTAAACAAGCTATTCGAAATCTATTATTAACTAATTATGGTGAAAAGCCATTTGATCCATATTATGGTGGAGACTTAAATAGATTTTTATTTCAGAATGACGCAGAATTTGATGAAATAGAAATTCAAGATAGAGTTGCCAATGCAATTGTAATGTATGAACCCAGAGCAATTTTAAGAGAGGTAATTGCTACAGTTAGATCAGAGCAAAATTCTGTAGATGTAGAAATTAAATTTCAAGTAACTAATACATTAGAAGAAGTTGTTCTAACCGTATCTCTTACGAGGTTAAGATAAATGTCATTAATTAAATCATCAGAATTAGATTTTGATCAAATCAAATCTAGCTTAAAAAATTACTTAAAGTCAAAATCAGAGTTTGCTGATTATGATTTTGAAGCTTCTGGTCTATCAAACATTTTAGATGTTTTAGCGTATAATACCCATATCAATGCATTAACTGCTAATGTAGGATTGAATGAATCTTTTTTGACATCTGCTCAATTAAGATCATCGGTTGTATCACACGCAGAAACATTAGGATATTACCCAAGATCAAGATCAGGCTCTCAAGCAGTTGTTAATATTTCTGCTTCAGCCCCAAGTGAAAGCGCTTCGGTTGTTTCACTTCCAGCCTTATTTACCTTTTCAACATCTATCGACGATGTTAATTATTCGTTTCAAACTACTGAAGCGTTAGCTGCCACAAATGATGGTAGTGGTAATTTCTTATTTAAAAATTCTTCTGGTATTTCAAATATTAATATTAAAGAAGGTACACAAAAAACTAAAACATTTATTGTTGGTAATATATCTGATGAACAGGTATTTGTTATTCCAGATAAAACAATAGATACAACAACTATACAAGTTAAAATTTATGATACCGTAGGATCATCAACATACACCGAATATTCAAATATCAATGATACTGTAAGAATTAATAATAATTCTACGGTTTATATTGTTCGCGAAGTGCCAAGTGGATATTACGAAGTAACTTTCTCTGATGGAAATGTTTTAGGCAAATCACCAGAACCTGGAAATAAAGTTGTAATTACATATCTTTCAACTAGAGGTGAATTGGCTAATGGTGCTAGTATTTTTACGGCTGATGCTGATGTTACAATTGGTCTTAATTCATATGCTCTTACTACAACACTAGTCTCAAAATCTGCAGGTGGTTCTGATAAAGAAAGCATAACATCAGTTAAAGCAAATGCTCCTATTGTTTTTGCTACTCAACAACGATTGGTAACGGCTGAAGATTATAAAGCTTTGATTAGCCAAAGATATTCATCTACTGTTTCAGATGTTATTGCTTGGGGAGGTGCTGATAACGTTCCACCAATTTATGGTCGTGTTTATGTCTCATTGAATTTTAAAGATGGTATTAACACAGATACACAAAATACAGTAAAAGATTCTATTCGCACGCAGCTTGGTGATAACCTAGGTATTATGTCTATTGACACAGTATTTACAGATCCAGTTTATACATATTTAGAATGTATTACTCGTTTTAATTTTGATCCAGATTTAACTGGTGATACTGTTGAAACAATTCAATCAAATGTTCAAGCTTCAATCAATCAATATTTTACTGATAATTTAAGTACTTTTGATGCAGTATTCAGAAGATCACAACTATTGTCTGTTGTAGATAATATTTCATCAGCTATTTTGAACTCTAGAATGGATATTAAAGTTCAACAAAGGTGGACACCAGATTTAAATATTCTATCTAACTTTGTAATTGCTTTTCCAGTACAATTAGCATCTCCTGATGATGTTGAATATATAATTCGTAGTACAGTATTTAAAGATGAAACTGGCACGAGTGTATTTTTTAGAAATAAATTAGAAGAAACTAAATTAGAGTTAATTAATAATATTACGGGTGAAGTTAGAAAAGATAATATTGGAACATATAATCAAAGCACTGGCACAGTATCAATTACTGGGCTTGAAATTTCTTCTTATAACGGTAGTGCTGAAATTAAAATTTCAGCTAAACCAGCAAATCAATCAACTATTGCACCACTTAGAAATTATATTTTAACAATTGATACAAATAAATCATCATCTAGTGCTGTTGTAGATTTTCAGAACACGGCGGTTTCACTTAGTCTATGATCAATAGAGGCGAAGACACACTTAGAAGGCAGATAACCTTTGGTGCAGATCAGGTTAAGACTCTTTTGCCTGCGTGGTATCAAGAAGATAATAGTAAACTAATTGAATTATTAGATGCTTACTATCAATTTATGGATAGTGATGAAGACCACGGATTTTCTCATGCTATTAAACAATTACATCATATACGAGATATTGATACAACAGATGAAAAATATCTAGATGAAATAGTAAAAGAAATTGGTAACGGTCTTCAATCTTCGTCTTTCTTCCAACAACCTAGATTAATGACATCATTACTTTCTAAGTTTTATCAAGTAAAGGGAACATTAGTTTCTGTTGAAGGATTCTTCAAAGGATTTTTTGGCGAAGAAGTTTCAATTGAATATCCAAAAGATCAGATCTTTATTGTTGGCGAGTCAAATATTGGATTTGATTCTCAAAAGTTTATTCAAGATAATAAATTATATCAGATTTTTTCTATTCTTATTAAAGTTGGTCTATCAACTCAAGACTATGAAATTTTATATAAAAGATTTGTTCATCCTGCGGGATTTTATTTTGCCGGCCAGGTTATATCCGAAGGAACCGCAACATTAACTCCAACTGGATTTTTTGGCGCAGATTCAAATGAAATTTATGGTATTGCTGAACAAATCTCTTATATCAGTGTTGGTACATTAACTGCATCTGCTGGTATTGTAGAATTAACTGGCTTAATCGAGTCTAATGGTGTTGAACTTAGATTTGGCATTAACGAATTGGTTGAAAGATATACCTCTGATTCTAATCTTACTGTTAGTGGATTGGCAAATTATTATAATACGATTATGGAATTAATTACACCAAACTCATTTACATTCGATGATAGTTCTAATACTATTAGACCAGACATGGCAATGACAATTGAAACAATGGATAATGACATGTTTACTCGATATAACATAAATATCCTTGAATCTTCGATATAAATAACTTAAACAATAAAGAGTAAATTATGACAAGACAAGTAATATCAACAGGCACAACTGCTAATGATGGAACTGGCGATACTCTTCGTAGCGCTGGGATCAAAATTAATGCAAATTTTGTCGAGCTATTTAAAGCACTAGGTGGAGATAGCGATTATCTTTCCACGCAAGTATCGCTTGAGGATAGTGCTGTCGTTTTTGAAGGTGCTACAAATAACTTATATGAAACAAGATTAACTGCTGTAGATCCTACTGCTGACCGTCAAGCAAGATTGCCGAATGCTGATGGAATTGTTATCCTTGATACGGCTACTCAAACACTAACAAATAAAACATTTACATCACCAACTATTAGTTCTCCAAAAATCACAACTGCGATTAATGATACTAATAGTAATGAATTAATTAAATTTACAGCTACTGCCAGCGCGGTTAATGAAATTACAGTAACAAACGCTGCTAGCGGTAACTCTCCAATTATTTCAGCATCTGGTACCGGAACAAATATTAATATTGATATTACTGCAAAAGGTTCTGGATCAATAAAGCCAAGCAAACTAGCCTATGGCAATAATGAAATTACTGCTGATGGTGCAGCTAGCCCATCATTTACGTATATCATTTGTAATAAAGCAACAGCACTTGCTGTCTCTTTAGCAAATGGTACTACAATTGGCGAATATAAGATTTTTACTAATAAGGGAGCAGGCACTGCAACAATCACTCCGGCTAGCTTTGCCAATGGTACTAGCTTTGCTATTGCTCAAAATGAGGGTGCCCAATGTATTTGGGACGGTTTAAAATGGTTCCTTGTTGGTAACCAAAGCATAACAACGGTGGCGTAACATGGTAGCAATAGTAACAGATTCATTTAAACAACAATTCGCAAAATACATATATGACGAAGTAAATAACTCAACTGATAGTAATGAGTTCTTTATCGGCATTGGTAAGTCTGATGCATATGATTCATCAGATGCTGTTATTGCGCCAATTAGAACTCTTGAAATTGAAAGAGAAGCAAGAAATAACTTACAGTCAATTAAAAAAGTTACTGCACAATCTTTTGTAATTCCAAGATCAAACTGGACAGCTGGTGGTATTTACTCTTCTTGGAGAGATGATTATGTTGGTGTTCCTACTAACTCATATTACATATTAACAGAAGATAATGAAGTTTATATGTGTTTGCAAGCAGGTAAAAACGCTGCAGGGCAAGCAAATACTTCTATCGTAAAACCAAGCTATATTGATGCCGGTGTTTCAGAACATAGCGCATTTAGAACATCTGATGGATATGTTTGGAAGCTATGTTATGGTATTTCTGCTGCAAGAGCAAACTCATTCTTATCATCAACATATATGCCAGTACAAGATATAGAAATTGATTCTTCTGGAGCAAACGCTTTTGAATTACAACAATTGAATATCCAAAATACTGCTAAAAAGGGTCAAATTCTTGGATTTGATATTGTTTCAGGCGGAACCGGTTATACAACAGCACCAACAATAACTATTTCTGGAAATGGATCTGGTGCAACTGCTACGGCATACGTATCTGGTGGCGCAATTATTAAAGTTGAAATGAATAATGAATCTGCTGGATTAGGATCGGGTTATACATTTGCTAGAGCTAATCTTTCAGCTGGAAATGGTATTATTAGACCTATCATCGGCCCATATGATGGGATCGGAAAAAGCGTTATTGGTGATCTAAAATCATCTTCAGTTATGTTTAATATTAAACCAGAAGGTGCTGAAGGTGGATCATTTAATACTACTAATGATTTTAGACAAATTCTATTGTTTAAGAATTTAGAAACTACAGACTCTGCAGCAGATGGTACTAGATATACAAGTAACGTTGACAGAGCACAAAGATATTTAACGATTACTTCAACAATTGCAGCATCTGGATTTGCTGTAGATGAAGTAATTACAGGAGCAACATCTGGTTCCACTGCATATATTGATGAACTTGATAGTTCAACTGGTAATATAATTTGGTTCCATCAAAACAGTAATAATAAAGCTGGTATATTTGCTGATGGTGAAACACTTTCAGGGTCATTAAGTGGTTCTGCCACGGTAGATAGTGGTGATAAATACTCATTAGTAGATGCTCATACAGGTAAACTATTGTATATTGAAAATAGAGCTCGAGTAATTAGATCTACTGTGCAAACAGAAGACATTAAAGTTATTGTAACGGTGTAATAAATGGCAACTAATCTTACCACTACCACATTCTCAACCACGTATAAGGATGACTTCCGAGATAGTGATAACTATCATAGAGTTCTCTTTAACGCTGGTAAAGCACTGCAAGCCCGTGAGCTTACGCAGATGCAAACAATCATTCAAAGAGAAATTGAAAGATTTGGATCAAATATTTTTAGAGAAGGTGGTATTGTTCAACCTGGTGGAGTTGCAATAGTTGAATATGAGTATGTTAAATTAGCGTCTGGTCAATTGCCGGCAAATACTGCTACTATTCTAAATAAAGTATTTACAGTAGCAGCACCAAATCCTGCTTTACAAGTAAAAATTGTACAAGTAATTGCAGCATCTGGATCAGATCCAGATACTTTAGTTATTGAATATCAATCAACTTCTGCTGGCACATCAGGATCTCAGCCTGTGCGAGTTATTAACGGCGTAACTCTTGAAAATAGCGTTCTAGGACCAAGCTATGATATGGTAGTAGCATCATCTGCTGCGTCCGGCCGTGGAATGAAATTTGAAGTTGCTCAGGGTGTATTCTTTGCGCAAGGACATTTTGTATTCTGTGAAAAGCAAGAAATTATTCTTTCTAAGTATGGTGTAACACCAACAAACGACATTGGTTTTAGAATTATTCAAGATGTTGTTACTGTATCTGATACTAACGATCTTTATGATAATCAGGGCGCTGCTCCAAACTTAGCTGCTCCAGGCGCAGACAGATATAGAATTCGTCTAGTACTTACCACAAGAGATCAAATTGCTTCTGGCCAGAACTTTGTATTTCTTACAAGAGTAACAGATGGCCAGATCTCAGATACTACAACAGCTAATAATTCTTATAATGTTCTAAATGATGTATTAGCTCTTAGAACAAAAGAAGAGTCCGGTGATTATATTGTAAAGCCATTTAATGCTAAATTTAATGATTTAAACGATTCAAATCTTGAATTAGAAGTTACTGATGGTATTGTCTATATCGATGGTTATCGATTAGAAATGAAAAACAAAAAGATTGTAGTACCAAAAGCTCAACAAACAGTTACACTAGAAAATCAAGCTGTAGTTATTCAATATGGTAACTATGTTATTGGTTCGGGCGGGGCTGGCTTACCAAATATTAATACACTCCAAAGACAAAATATTAGATCTGTCACAGGTCATGGTGGATCTACAATTGGTACTTGTAGAGTAAGAGCTATTGAAGAAGATGGTGCTAATTGGAGATACTATCTTTTTGAAATCAATATGAATGCTGGCCAATCTTTTGCTGCTGCAAAGTCTATTGGGTTAGGTTCTTCAGATTATTTTAATATTGTTTTAGATGATGGTGCTGCTCAGTTAAAGAACACTGCACAAAATGATCTATTATTTCCATTACCAAAAGTAAGACCTACACAAACAGGAGTTGCTTTTGATGATATATCAATACAAGAAAGATATACAGTAACAACAGATGGATCTGGTAATTCTACAACATCAACATCTGTAACTTCTGGTACATTTGAAAATACTGGCCAATGGATTGTTGCTCCAACCGATGGAGCAATTGAGTCTCCTACAATTACACTTGATGGCACTCAAACATCATTTACTATTTCTGGAGCAACTCCGAGTAAAACATTAGAAATTATTGCAAAAGTTAAAAGGTCTTCTCCTACTGCTAGATCTAAAACTTTAACTGATGCAACTAAAACTATCTCTTGGCCAGCTGATGCTAAAACAGATGCTGCAGGTCAACAATATATTGATCTAGACAAAACTGATATTTTCTCGGTAAGTGCTGTTAAAATTAATGATTCAGATGGAGCTGCAATTACATCTAATTGGACTTTAGATAATGGACAAAGAGATAACTATTATGGTATTGGTAGACTTATTCTAAAAGGTGGATTAAGTGCGCCAACTTCAAATATCTTTATTCGATTCAAACATTTTACCCATGGAAATGGTAATTTCTTTGATATTACTTCTTATAACGCAGCTCAGGTTGCTTATGGAGATGTGCCAGCATATCGCCAAAATGATGGTACAACAATCGAATTAAGAGATGTTGTAGACTTTAGACCAGTTGCAACTAGAGCTACTGGTGGTATTGGTCTAGGATATGATTCAGATGGTGTTGGTGGAACTGGTATTATTAACTTATTACCAACAAACACTGATACATTCACTGGTGATATTATTTACTACATGCCACGTAGAGACAAATTGATCGCAATTGCTGGACCAGTAAGAGGAAAAGCAATTCAGGCTGGGTCAATTCAAGTAATTACTGGTACTTCAGATCTAAATCCACAATATCCAGATGTTTCTACTTCATCTATGGCATTGATGAATATTGATTTAAATCCATACACATTAGATGAATCAGATTTATCAACAAGTATGATTCCAAACAAGCGATTCACGATGGCTGATATCGCTGAACTAGAACAACGAATTGATAAACTTCAAGAGTTAACAACATTAAGTCTTCTTGAGCTAAGTACTTCTTCATTAGGAGTATTTGACTCAGCCGGTAACGCTAGAACAAAAGCTGGATTCTTAGTAGATAATTTCTATGATTATGCTTTTTCTGCTACTGATCGTGCTGAATATAGAGCATCTATTGATGATCTAGAAGGAACTATTACTGCTGAACAAGATGTTCATAACGTTAGATTGGTTTATAATTCAGGTGCGGGCGATACCACGACATCTTTAGTTGGTGACTTAGCTATATTACCTATTGCTTCTCATCAAACTCTTGTAAATCAACAATTAGCAACTGAAACAATGAACGTGAATCCATTTGCTGTAATTACACATAATGGCCAATTAAGAATTTCACCAGCATCTGATGAGTGGGTTGAAACCCAATACGCTCCAGATGCTATTGTTAATGCGACAGAAACTAGAAGTGGTGGCACTACAAGAGTACAGAATTCATTAGCAGCATGGAGAAATTCGTGGATTGGTAGACCACGTGGTAACCAAGTAACAATTAGAGGTCGTGTAACAAATCGACGCGAAATTATTGCTGATAGAGTTATTGATGTTCAAGTTATTCCATTCATGCGGTCTAGAAAAATTTCATTTAAAGCTGAAGGTTTAAGACCTGAAACTCAACATTTCTTATTCTTTAACGGTGTTGTATTAGCTGATTACGTAAGAGATGAAACATTTGAAAGATTTTCTCAAAGATCTGATGATGTGGGTAATACTTATACCAATAGAACTAGTCATCCTGATGGAGCATCTACTATTATTTCAGATGCTACTGGTACTATTACAGGATCGTTTATCATTCCAAGCAACAGCGCGCTTAAGTTTAGAACTGGCACAAAAATTGTTAAATTACTAGATATTTCAGTTGATGATGATAATGCAGCATTATCTAAAGCGACGGCTGGATTTACATCTTCAGGTGTTCTAGAAACTAGACAAAGAACAATTAGATCTACTCGTGTTGAAGAAAGAATTACTCTTATTCAAGAGCCACAAGATGATGGTGGTGGTGGCGGAGGTGGCGGCGGCGAAGGCGGTGGCGACGCAGGTGATCCATTAGCGCAAACATTCTTTATTAATGCAAAAGAAAATCCAAATGGTGTATTCATTACTAAAGTTGATGCGTATTTTGCAAGTAAAGATGCTAACATTCCAGTGCGATGTGAATTAAGAGGTGTTGAAAACGGTATTCCAAATTCTGCTCCAATTGCTGGTGCATATGTATATCTACCACCTGCCAGCGTAAATATTCCAGCAGACACTGAGAATATGGCATCGGTACAAGCAAGCCCAACAACTTTTGAGTTTGAAGAGCCAATTTACTTACTTCCAGATCGTGAATATGCTGTTGTTCTAAAAGCAGAAACTATTGGATATACATCTTATGTTGCTGAAACATATGCCTTTATTCTGGGATCAACAGAAGCTCGTGTAAGTAGACAACCAACATTAGGGTCTTTGTTTACTTCTCAAAATGGATTTACTTGGACTCCAGATCAACAACGAGATCTTATGTTTAAGTTATATAGAGCTGAATTTTCTCCTAGTGCGAGTGCTATTTTAGAAAATGCTTCTGCTCCAACCCATTTGATTAGAGGTAATCCAATTTCAACTACAGCTGGAGATGCTACAGTAAGAGTATACCATAGAGGCCATGGTCTAATTAAAAATGATTATGTGCGGCTTGTTAACTTAGATTCAGATCAAAGCTTTGGTGGAATTAAAGGATATGATTTAACTGGATCTCGTCAAGTAACTGCGGTTGATTACAGTGGATATACTTTTGAAGCAGACTCAACTGCTAGTGATACTATTATAACTGGCGGCAATGGAATTATTGCAAGTCAAAACTATATGTTTGACGTCTATGTTCCTAATATTCAAACATTGATACCAACAGAAACTAATATTAGTGGATCAATTAAATTAACTGAGGGTGGATCATACGCTGCTAATAGAAACACAGCAATTGGTTATAGTAGAGCTAAAGCTGCATCGTATAGCAATATTACATTAAATGAATTTAACTTTAATACAAGTCCAAAGTGTATTTTTAGCGATTCAAATGAAGCAATATCTCCATTAAGTGGTGCTAAGTCAGTAACAATGAAGTTGAATCTTTCAACTAATGATACAAAAGTATCACCAGTTATTGATCTTCAGAGAGCATCAATGACGATGTTTGAAAATATTATTGACAAGCAAGATTCTGCTGCAACCAATGGATTTAATGTTCCAATTAGTTTTGTAAATGAGACACACCCAAGTGAAGGATCACATGCAGCTAAACATGTTACTGTTCCAGTAACTTTGGCAGAACAAGCTGTAGGATTAAAAATCTTATTTGCTGCGCATAGACCATTGACTGGTGGATTTAGAGTTTATTATAAGACTGGTACCGGCGATGATAATTTTGATGAAGTTAATTGGATTGAATTGAACGAAGTATCAAATAATCCTGCTGATGAAAATCCAACAATATATAGAGAATATGAGTATTTAGCTGGTGGTCAAGTTGGTAACTTAAATGCATTTTCAAAATTCCAATTGAAAATTGTAATGACATCAACCAACTCATCGAAGATTCCAGTAATTAAAGATTTAAGAGCAATTGCATTAGTAACGTGATGAAAAAATATATTCAAGTTGAAGGGCATCCAAATTTAGTTAGAGATATTAACAGTGGAGCTATTATAAATACTAATAGTAAAGAGATTGCTCAAGCTAGAAGAACTAAAAAAGCTTGGAAAGCGCAACAAGAAGAAATGTTACAGCTTAGACAAGATGTAACTATTATGAAAGAAGCGTTAGCTAAGCTACTAGAGGATAAAAATGGCAGTAACAACAATTAATCTTTCAGATCCAGTATCTACTTGGGTTTCAAAGACAAATATTATTGCAACTAACGTTGGTGATTTGTCGTTAATGTCTATTGGCGGCTCAAGTATTGTAGTCGCAGTTAATCGTCTAGATTCTAATATAGGCACAATAAGTAATTTAACTACTGTTGATAAATCAGATCTTGTAAATGCAATTAACGAAACATATGATTTAGCTGTACGTGGTAATGAAGCACTAAATGACTCTGACGAAATTATTGGGTTGTTTTCATCTTCAACTACTATTAGCTTAGATTCTGCGAGTGGACAATTTGGTGTTATAAATAATAGTATAACCTTTGATCAGCTTGCATCTAATACTATTCAATCAAGTAATTTGAGTAGTACAACTACTCTTCAAATTAAAAACGCTGCAGGTTCTGTAGTAAAAACAATGTATAGTCCAGGGAATTAAAAAATGGCAGGTCCACTTAAATTAACAGGCGATAATAACTTACAAGAAATGACTTCTGCTGAGCAGGATTATATTGAACACGTTATTCTTGCTAATTTTGCTTCTTCTGACGTCGGTGTCGGCACAGTATCAGTAAATCCAGGTTCAACCGCAGGTTTAACGGCTATTGGAACATTTACTGACACCATTCATCCTAATGCCGTCGGTGCTCATCCAGTAGGTACAAGTTATAACTCAACAGTTTATACTTTTTATCAAGATAGACAGACTGCATCTGAATCACTTACTCGTCCTCTTGAATGGGATGGTACTGATGTTATTGAGCAAAATGATACTAAATTAAATTCTGGTGTTATTGATGCCACTCAAGACAATTTTGCGGCTGAGGGTTTAGGTTCTTATGCATTGGGTCCATCTTCTCCTGCCGGCGGTACTTGGGTATCAAAGGGAACTATTAATAATACAGTAAATGGTGGCTCTACAAATAGTACATATCTTTGGAGAAAAACCGCTGCAGCTTCAGTACCAACAACTGTCCGTCCTATGAGATGGGATGGTGTTAATTCTATTCAAGAAATGACTGATGCTCAAATTCAAACATTAACTGCACGTTTTAGAAATCAAATGAAAGCTGGTATTGGACAAGTCCAAATTTCAACTTCCTCACCATCCGGTGGTACTTGGGTTACTCGTGGATCAGCTTTTTCTGATACACGTAGACAACTTGCAAACCAAAACTATTCCAATACGTTCTCTAGAAATTTTGGTCGTAACTTTACTGGATATTTCATTAGATATTATTCTGGCCGAAATTATGGCTCGTATGCACGTAACTTTACCGGCTACTATACTGGATACTACACAGGTTACTTTACTGGTCTAACTGTACAGTCTGGAACTGAAACTAATGAAACTAAGTCATTGTGGGTTAAAACTGCGTAATATATAATATTATCTAAATCATTACTAAAGAATATAAAGGTTGAATTGAAAAATGAAAGTTTCTGAACTAGAAATTCTACGTGCACCAGAAGAAGTTGCAGTAGTACGAAAAAGAAAAATCTTAGATCCTTATTTTTGTAATAATGCTGAAACTCAAGTTGGGTGTCAATTTGAGTTTGAGGATGGTAGTATCTTTAATGCTACTGTTTCTGATACAGCCGAAGGTAATCCCGACTGGGCTGAAATCTTTGAACTATTTACAAAAGAAGAAATCCAAAATAATACGAAAATGATGCTTGAAAAAAATCAAGCTGAGCGCGATGAAGCGCATCGTATGGATATGGAAAATGCTGAAAAGATGAAAGCCGATATTTTGTTCCAGGCTAAACTTGAAGCATTCGAAGTTGAAGAAATTAAGAATTCCGATAATCGTGAACTTAAGTCAAAGATTAGAAAATCAAAGAATTTGACTGAATTGCAAGCATATGCTGTATTATTAATTATGAAGGAATTTGATAAAAGTGAACAGCCCATATCCGAATAACGGATTCTTATACGTTGCTAGTTTAAATCATGCATATATTATTAGTGCTAGATACTCAGCAATTAGTTTAAAAGATAATTATCCAGAAGCTCACTGTACTCTTTTTACTCACGAAGAATGGGTAGAAGAAAGTGACTATAAAATTTTTGACTCAATTATTACTCATGATGCAGAGCAAGTTGTACCACACAACAAGCGTGCTAAGATGTGGGCATGCGCTCGATCGCCATATAGATTAACTTGTTATGTTGATGCTGATTGCGAAATCGTGCATGAAGACGTGAAGGATATTTTTAATTGTCATGATTCAGAAAACAATATTACCATTACTAAAGCAAGACCATATTCAGCATCTATTGATCCAAAATGGCCAGGTGGCGAACTCACAGATCATTGCGGATTGTATATTTTTGACGACGAGCCTTGTACTAGAACTTTTATGCAAAAGTGGTTTGATTACTACTTAATGCAGCAAGAGCATAAGCTCGATGTTCCTCATGAAGATTTTAGACCTTTTGACATGTATACATATTGGTATCTGATGAACGAAACTGAATATGCTATTAAACGTGGATATTTTCCACATCCTGATGCAAGATGGCAGTTTATCTTTAATTATGATCAATCTGAGTTGGATGGGCAAGAAATAGTAATTACCCACCGGCCTATTCCTAGGGACATGCAATTATATGGAACAGGTATTAATTAAAAATCCCGATCTTATTGAAGTTTTAGATCGGTATAAAAATCTAGTTATTCCAGAAAAAGATAATATTAAACTGGGCGGTGAGCCTGATAAAGATGACTATTATACATCTAAAGAATTCTTAGATGTTATGATCGATATGGGTGATGACCATATTGGATTTCCATTACATACTTATGGTAATGATTTAATAGATAGAAATATATCACCAATTTATAATGAATGTTGGGATATTAGACAAGAGCTTGGAGAAGTGCTTGTTTCTCCAATGTGTGCAGTGATGATGTATTACCCTAGTGGTGGATTTATGAGCTGGCATAATAATTGGAACTGTGCAGGGTATAATATTTTATTATCTTGGTCTGAAACTGGTAACGGTTTCTTTAGTTATAAAGATCCAAAAACTGGTAATATTGTAAAGATTTTAGATTCACCTGGTTGGACCGCTAAGGTTGGATACTTTGGTAGTAGAGATGAACCGGAATCAATTTTTTGGCATTGCGCAAGATCATATGAACCAAGACTTACTTTAGGATATGTTGTTCCTGATGAAAATATGTGGAATATGATGATTGATGATATTGCGTCAGAGTAAATCTTTTTTTGGTCCATTAAATAAACAAACTAATCCATTATCAATCCAATAAGGATCTGGTGATGGATTATACCAATCTTTTTTATTTCTGCCAAACCCCCTAGAATAAATTAAATCTTCATCCCACACATCATATGAGAATCCTTCATGATAAATGAAGTGATCTATACCAAAATATTTTCTCATGTATGTGTCTGGTGTAATAACAAATCTATCATAGATTTCTTTATTTTCATCGCCATGCCATAACATTACCGATGAATTAATATTATGGTCCCAGCTTTCTAATTCATCTAATGGCTTCCAATAACATTTAACTAAAGTAAATAATTGCTTATCAAGTAAAGCTGTTAAATCATTTTGGATAATTAAATCTAAATCAAAATATAATGTTTTACCTAAATCTAAATTAAATAAAGATAACTTATTCCAAACACCTTCGTATAGTGTTTCGATTGGAATAATATTAATTTGTGGATCTATTCCGGCTGGATCGTCTGTGTAACAATAGAATGTAAAGTCTATTGGTAAATATTTTCTTACCATATTATATAAATTATTAACATCGAATGAATTATATTTTAATCCAGACTTTACACAGATTACGCTGATCACGTTCTAAACTCTTTTTTATTTCTACTTGCTTTCCATTCTTTTGGTGGTTTTACACCATTATAGTCTCTATCAGTTGCAATAATAATCATTTCTAAATCATTATCTTTTGCTATTAATTTTGCTTCTTCAAGCTCATGAACGTTATGTTCAAAGACAATATATTGCCATTCAACTGCTAAACCCATCTTTTTGCCTAAAAGCATAGCTTCCCAGATTAATTCTGAATTTTGACCTTTGCGATAAATTTCACTGGTTTTACCAATACCATCTAATCCAAATTTCCAAACAACATTTTTAGGACATGTCTTAAAAACTTCTTTATACCATTCAATATTTTTTTGATGACCAGCAGTTGATATAAACAAAGTCTTAGATGGATAATTCTTCATCATAAGAATAGCATCTTTGATTTGTGGCCAATAAATTGGATCTGATATTTGACCACACAAATTTACGCCTTCTGTTGCAAATTTAACAATCTTTTCAAAGTTTTCAATTGAAAGATCTCCACCTTCACTAATTCGTGTTTTTATTTCTTGGTATCTTGGATGTGTTTTACCAAATCCCAACCATGCCCTTTGGCATTGTGGACATCGTAAAGCGCATCGTACAGATGTTTCAATATTAGATCCAGCACTTCTTTGATATTGTACAAATTCTAGATGATCTCTCATTTATAGCCGCATTTCTGTTTACAAACTTTTGGAGCATTTTCTACATCGTGTGATATATCATGTAGCCATTTGGCCCAAGCTTCAGAAGCAAGAATGTCTTCTATAGTATCATTCTCTCCAATGTGTAAGTCTGGGTCAAAGAATCCATACGCGGCAAAGCACGGTCTCCATGCAACTGAATCACACCAACAACATGGTAATAGATAACCATTAGCATTATGCGCGTATCCCTTTTTTCCGCTTTGTTTTTTATCCTTTTTGTGTTTAACACCATCTTTATAATAAAATGGTGCACATTCAGGAATAATGTATGAAGTCATTTAGTTTTTCCAATAATTAAAAATCGATCACCGCGTTCATCAGAAATAGTATCTTCAAATAAAATATCACACAAAGGCAATTGCATAGCAAAATCATGTATAGTTTCAACACAATTTATATGACCTTCAATATCATACATATTATTTGAAGTAACGGCGAACTTAATTCCTGGTTTCCAATACTGCCAATCTTTCATTGGTGGCATGTGTTCACATGATGTATTTATTACCACATCAAATCCTTCTTTAATTATATCACTAAAGACATCACCAGTCTTCCAACGCACTTTGTCTTTTAAATGTGAAAATAATCTATTTTTAGAAAATCTATTTGAAATGTCATCTAGATCATATGCATCAATAAATTTAACTTTATCAGCTAAACTTGCAATTAATATAGATCCATACCATGAACCTAAAATAGCAACATGGCTTGTTTTATCAATTAGATTATATTCTATTAGAGATTTAATTATTTTACTTTTACTATTAAATTGATTTTTACCAAAGGAATCTAGAATATCAGATCTGCAATCATAACTATCAGTGTATAACTCATGAATAATTAATTTAAAAAAATCTAAATCAACTGTGTTTTTTTCAAAATCAATCATTATGTATTTTCCTAAGTAATTGGTACTCAAAAGCTTCTTTAGCAGCAGGAACTTCTGGAGTATCGCGGGTTGTCCATGTTTCTCTAAATGTTATATTTAAATCTTTAGCAAGTTGTTTTGCTTTTGGTAATTGGTGTTTATTGTGTTCAAATACAATAAAGTGCCAAACAGACTTAATATCAAACTTTGTAGAATATTCTAATACTTTATAGACATCATCAAAGTTAGATCCTATACGATATTTATTTAGTGTTTCATTGTCTGTACCATCTAAAGCAAAATGCCAACGATCTTCTCGCCTGTCTTGTAACTTTTCGCATAATGGAAAAATATTTTCCCAAAATTCCCATTTTTTACCAGATCCATTTGTATTTACTTCTATTGGAACATGTGGATATTCAATATTTCTTATTTTAAATAATTCAATTAAATTTGGATGATATATTGGATCTGATATTTGTCCACAAAGCTTATGCCATCTAGCATTTGTTTTTGAATGGAAGCTTAAAAGTTTTCTCCAATTATCGACTGATATATCTTCAAAAACTTTCATCTTCCAATTACCAATTGGCCGATGTCTTTGGCACGCTGGGCATTGTAATCTACACCTAAAAGTTGTTTCAATATTAATACCAGTTTCTTTTTTGGCTAAAATAAAGTCTTCGTAATCAAACGTATTCATAGACATGACATTCACCTGGAGTTATTGAGCATTTGTCTTTGCACGTTTTTGGGCATTGTTCTGGATTTGTTAATAGATTATTATGAAACTCTTGCCATTCAGAAGATCTTAATATATCATCAATAGAATTATTATTTTCAACTTTTAAATTTTCATTAAATAAAGAAATTTCTCTAATTTTTTTGCCACCATCTAACCAACAACATGGAAGCATATAACCATCTCCAGTATATGCTAATTTAAATCCATAAAGTTTTCCGTATTCTTCGTTAATAACTTTTTTACCATCAATAATCCAATATGGATGGCATCTAGGATATATCATTTTTAAATACCATTACATTATTAATTACTAATAAATCTATGCCAACTCTATTAAATGTGTCTAAAGCGTTTTGAGGTGTTTCAACAATTGGCTCTTGGCAATTAAAACTTGTATTAATCACCATTGGGATTCCAGTAATCTTATAAAACTCAGAAATTAAATCATAATATTTTTCGTTTTGTTCTCGTGTTACTGTTTGAATGCGTGCAGTACCATCAACATGTGTTACACCTGGAATTTTATCAGAAATTACTGGCATGATTCTAGACATATATGGAGAAGGTTGACTAGTATTAAAATATTCTTGATAATGCTCAATCAATACAGATGGCGCAAATGGCCGCCAATCTTCTCTTAATTTAATTTTAGTATTAATAATATCTTTAATATCTGGATTACGGGGATCAGCTAATATAGATCTGTTACCTAATGCTCTATTACCACTTTCTGATCTTCCTTGAAACCAACCAACAATCCCACCATCAGCAATTGTTTGAGCAACTACATTTAAATCTAAGTCAATTGCTTCTTTTATATCAGGAATCCAATCACTATCAATTGACACACCAGAATATAAATTTGGGATATGTTTATTTTTATTTAAAATATAATCTGCATGAATATATGTACCCAATGCTTGGCCTTCATCACCAGGAGCTGATGGGATCCATACATTTTCCCAGTGTTTAGTAAACCATTCATTCATATATCCGTTATAAGCTACTCCACCGGCAATACAAATATTATTACTTGTTTTTAATGGCAATACAAACTCTTCTACTTTATCATACGTATACTGTTGAATTGTTGCAGCAACGTCTGCGTTTGACACTTTATTTTCACACATTCTTTTTACGTCATTTCTAGTACCCATCCAGAACTTTCTGCCTCGAGTAATTGACTCGGCTAAGTAAATTTCTAATAAATTATAATACCAGTCATTAACTTTACCATAACCAGCCAAACCCATCAATTTTCCTTCATCACCAACATTTAATCCAGCGGCAACACAAGATATATTCCACAACCAACCCAGACTTAAATCATCTGTTAAATCTACCATCTTATAGTCTTTACTATTGAAGTAACAGCAAGTAAATCCTATTCCACCACCATCAATTGCTAAGATATCTGACTCTTCGTATTCCGAAGTAATAAAAGCGTTTACGGCGTGAGACTGGTGGTGATTGATATAATAGATCCCATCTTTTAAATAATAATCCCAAAGACTATCCCATTTCTTATTATATTTTCTAATTTCTTCCCAGTATGGAGTTAAAACACCGTTATGAAATGGATCTCGATTTTCTGACAATAGTCCTTTGTATCCGCCACCTGTATAAGTGAATGCAAATATATTATTGCCTCTAGATTTTAATTGTGGTTCAAATTGTGTGTCATACCATTGTGCGTAATCGCCAAGATCCATATGTTTTTTACGGCGGCTGTGTCTTTCTTCAATGCGATGAGTTATACCATCATATGAATTCGGGTCATGCGCGTTGATATTGGTAGCAAATATTTTCATTATAAAGTTTTACCTGATTCCATAATTTGCAAAATAAGTTCCTGGGGTTTACCAAGGAGTGAAACAGGTTCTAAACAGTTTTTGCAATAATTTTCAAATTCAAATAATTCAAAATTAAACATCTTATCAATATTTTCTTTTGTTACATCATATGCTGTAGAACCATTAATTACTTTTTTACTACAGTGTCTGATCTTTTTCATTTCAAAATCAACAACTGGTACGCTTGGAAATGCTGCGCATATTCTTCGATCAAATTCTGGTGCTTGATCATATACACCATAAACTGGAGATCTAGAATTGTATTCTTTTAGTATTGTGTTTGAATTTTTTTCTAAATCAAGAATATCATGTTTTTTTCGATATTCATAATATGCCGGAGTTTTGATAACTACGTTATAGTTATTATTATTATTTCGTTCAAAAAAATCATAGTTACCAAGCTTTTCAATTCTATCTTCGTGAAAGTCTAGAACTAAGTGTTCAATGTAATGAATCTCAGGATCTTCTAAAATCTCAGGATATGCTTTACGCACATATGAATTTGATAGTACCGATGGGATAAGGTTTGGATATTTTTTAATTTCAGAAATGGCTTCCATTAGATTGTTTGTCAATCCAGGCTCACCACCTAATAACATAACTCTTGCTTTATATGGTGACATCCATTCTAATAATGGTTTAACAAAGTCCATATCAATATCTAAGTTTCTCATTTCTTTAGTCCAAGCTGTACAATAGTAACACGACTTGTTACAGCTTTTGGTAAGATAAAAGTCTACACCTAGATAACCTTGTTGTTTTGCTTCAGAAATTGATAGAGTCATTATGCTGATGCCCATATAGTATTAATAATTTGATCTGTTTCTTTTTCAGTTAAGAATGCGTGAATTGGAATACTTAAAACTGTATTACACGCTAAATCTGTATTAGGAGTTTTATCACTTTTAAATTCTTCGAATACATTTAATTTGGATAATGGTGTATCATATTTAATGTTTGATTCAATTTGTTGACTTTTTAGAATCTGTTGAACATGCGCTCTAGTTTCAATATCTTCAAATCTTAAAGTATATTTGTGATAATTGTGATTTTCGCTATCGTCCATCCATTGTGTATTTAGACCAACATCTGAAAAAGAATCATTATATTGTTCTGCTATTTTTTGTCTAATAAGAATAAAGTTTTTTTCGTTAGAAATTCTAAATCTAATAATATTTGCAGCAAATGGATATAGTCTAGAATTCCGTCCTAGAAATTCTCCATTACCGTGTCTTCTTAATTTTGCTACATTTTGTGCAACTTCAAAATTGTCAGTTAAAACAATGCCACCACCAACTGGACTACAAACTACTTTATTAGTATTAAAACTAAAAGAACTAATATCACCTACAGTACCAGCTTTTTTATTTTGATAACTTGATCCCCAAGCTTGAGCAGAGTCTTCAATGAGGATTAGATTTTCTTGTGTACACCATTCTTCTAATTCTGTAGTATCTTTCATACTTCCATAAAGTGGTGTATAAATTACAGCTTTAGTTTTATCAGTTTTCATTCTTTTTATACTGTCTAGAGAAATACAATAAGTATCTAAATCAATATCGCAGAATACTGGATTTGCTCCTACCATTTTTACACAAGAGGCACTTGAAATCCAAGAAAAGTTTGAAACTAATACTTCATCGTTTTGTCCAATACCATATGCTTCTAAAGAAAAATGAAGAGCATCTGTTGCCGAATTAACGGCAATGGCATATTTTCTACCAACTTCATGCGCAATATCTTCTTCAAAGTCTTCAACGCCATCATTTGATTGCATCATAGACTGTTCGAAAATGCGGTTATAGTCTTCTTTAAAAAATTGATAATCACGGGGCCATGGATTAAATGTAATCATAATAAACTTTTCACACCTTTTAAAATTGGATTAACGTTTGGTTCTTGAATGTCTCTTTCCCAATAAACTTTTCCACCATCATGTATATCTATACCACGGTGAAAGATCATGTCTTTTCCTAACCATTTACATTCCTGAACAATTCTAGGAGCAGGATCGAATGTATCTTTTGTGTATACAAATGTATCGAATAGTCCTAACAAGTTATCAACAGGAACAAAAAGATTATTCATTTTTTTGTTTACATATGGCGCATTATATGTTATAATAGAGTATGATACCGAGAAGAGGGGAATAACATCTTCAATTCTTTTATAATATTGTTCATTTGTCCCATTAAAAATATACTTATATTGTACATCAGGTACTACCGGTTTGTACAGGGAAAAATTAATTCTTTTTTCAAAATGATCACCAACACCATTCAAATATACCTCATGATCGCAAAGATCGTAAGTTTCAGAAGAAAAAAATCTGATTGCTTTCGGATAAATGTCTGGATGATTTTCTGAATAGACTACTACTATTCTTCGATATAATAATTTTAAACAAAATTGCTGATCTGCGTTATATTGATTCCAATTTATATATGGGATTGATACCATTGATCTACCCAGCACGATAGATACACCCTCCATATAATCATTAAAAATAATATTGCTTACTTCAGTGTATTTGCTTTCAATCGCATTTAGATAGTCTTGTTCTGTGTAACCTGGATACGTGAAGATTATGAGTGGGATTTTAAGACATTTTGCGTATTCATAGCTGTAATATACTAGTCCATCATGTGGTTTACTTGTCACGACAATATGTTTATCAATTTCTTTCATAAGATTATTTATATTATAAATAGAGATGTAGGATTTATCCTATAAATATAGTAGAACCCACTAAATTTTAAGAGTGAATCATGGCACAGTACGAAGAAATTACAGTTGATCAGGGGGCGGATGCTTCTATTGAATTGCATCTAGTCAATACCGATGGGTCAAAAAAGAATTTGACCAATCATACAATTACTGCTCAACTTAAAAAGAACTTTACTAGTACTGATTCAGATACAACGACTTTTGTCTCAACTGTATCTGATGCTGGAAACGGAATTTGTACTATTTCATTAACCAACTCTCAGACCGATGCTCTGAAAGCTGGACGATATGTCTACGATGTAGAATTATCGTTTTCGGATAGTGACGGTGACACAATAATTGAAAGAATTTTAGAGGGCAAAATAACCGTAACACCATCTGTGACGAGGTAGTAATGGCAATAAAAGTAAGTACTGGCCAGACTACTAAAGTCAAAACAGTACGAGGTGTCGGTCAAACAACTCAAGTTAAAAAAGTTGTAGTTGGCCGCCCTGTCAGAAATGTTTCTTCTGGTGCCACTAGCATTAATAATTTGCTTGGTGTAGATACTAGTGGAAAGATTGATGGCTCTGTTTTAGTATACAGTGCGTCAAGCGGTAATTTTGAAGCTACTATAGAACTCAAAAAACAAGATATAGATGGAGGAGGCTTTTAATGGCCGCTATAATTCGGATAAAACGATCCACGACAGCATCGGCTCCAGGATCGCTAAAATCAGGAGAAATTGCTTATTCCGCCGGCGTTGGCTCTCAAGGCAATGGGGGCGATCGCCTCTACTTTGGTAAAGGTGATGACGGCAATGGAAATGCCACTACCATTGAAATTATTGGTGGTGCGTATTTCTCAAACTTATTAGACCACGTTGCAGGAACATTAACCGCATCAAGCGCGCTGATTGTCGATGCTGACTCAAAAATCGACAACTTAAAAGTTGACAATATTGATATTAATGGTAATACCATTTCAACAACCAATGCCAATGGTAATTTGGTTCTTGATCCAAATGGTACTGGTAATATTGATGTTAGTGGCGCTAGAATTATTAGTGCTGCTAATCCAACATCAGCACAAGATGTCGCTACTAAAGGTTATGTTGATGCACAGAATGCTGCCAGTTCAATTACAATTGGTTCAGATTCTGCCGGCGTATACCAATTAGACCTTAATGATTCCACCTTTGAAATTAGAGGTGGTAATGTTCTTTCTACTCGTAGAGATGGACCGACTATTACAGTCGACCTTGATAATACTGCGGTAACTGCTGGAAGTTATGGATCAGCTACTACGATCCCAACATTTACTGTTGATGCACAAGGTCGTTTAACAGCTGCTGATGGTGAAACACTATCATGGAATAATCTTGCTGATATCCCAGATCTTCTTGATTCGGCTGATGCAAATATTCTTATTAACTCTGCTGTTAGTACTGCAATCAATAATATCATTGATGGAGCTCCAGGTGCGTTAGATACACTTAACGAACTTGCGGCCGCATTAAACGATGATAGTGATGCTTATAATACTTTGCTTTCGGCAATTGATGCATTACCTGATTCTGCACAAGTACAAGGTATTATTGATCAATCATATATTCGTGCTAGACAAATTACGTATAACACTTCGGACTTCCTTGATTCTGATACAGTATCATTAGTTGTTGATAATGCGTATGTTCAAGCTAGACAAGATTACTCATATACATCATTAACTGACGTGCCTGATCTTTTTGATTCTGGCGATGCCACAATCTTAATTGATAGTGCGTATATTAATGCTCGAGTAGATCAAACCGCTTCGCTCGATTCTGCAGAAGCAATTGCTTTAATTGATTCAGCGCATGTACAAGCTCGTCAAGACTATGCTTATAGTTCTTTAACTGGTGTACCTACTGCTCTAAGTCAATTTGATAACGATGAGAAATTTGTCGATTCAGCCGCAGCTAGAGGATTATTGAGTGGTGGCACTGGTGTTACATATACTTCTGCAACTGGTGTTATTGCAATCGGGCAATCAGTCGAAACAACTGATAGCGTAACGTTTGGCAATATTGATGTTACTAATAATGTTGTCATTGGTGGTAATCTACAAGTTAATGGTACAACTACTACAGTTAATGCCGAAAACTTAGAAGTTACTGACAATATGATCTATATGAATGCTGGAGAATCTGGTGGATCTCCAACATTGCAGGTTGATGTTGGTTGGGCAGCAAACGTTAACGATAATGGATCTTATACCCATGTTGGTATGTTCCGGGATGCATCTGACGATACATTCAAAGTATATGGTAATTATGCACCTGAGCCTGATGCATCAGTAGAAATTAATACTGCTCATGCTTCGTTCGAGTTAGCACCATTTGCTGCTAAAACTCTTACTGGTGAATATCTTGGATTTGATTCAGACTTCAATACTAAGACAGTTAGTAGTCTTGCTAATGATGCAAATTATCTTGATTCTAATACAGTTCAAGGTGTTATTGATCAATCATATATTCAGGGTCTACAAACCACATATAGTAACCTTTCTGAATTTGCCAATGATACTAATTATCTTGATAGTAGTACTGTTTTAAATGTAATTGATGCAGCTTATATTCAAGCAAATCAGAAATCATATATTGATTCGGCATTGTCTGATTATCGGTTTATGGATTCTGGTGAAGTAATTACTCTTGTAGATTCAGCATATGTTCAAGCCCGTCAGGATTACGCATATAGTTCATTAACTGGTGTACCTACAGCATTAAGTGAATTTAGCAATGATACTAACTTCCTTGATAGTAATACTGTAACTGGAGTTATTGATCAAGCATATGTAAGATCAAATCAAATTACTTACAGTACGATTGATTTTACCGATTCAGCCTATGTTAACGCACAAATTACTAGTGCAGTTAATAATTTGATTGATGGTGCTCCTGGATCACTCGATACACTTAACGAACTTGCTGCAGCGTTGAATGATGATTCCAATGCGTTTAATACGCTGTTGGGTTACATTACGGATCTTCCAGATTCTGCTCAAGTACAACAAATCATTGACCAAGCTTATATTAGAGCTCGTCAGATTACCTACAATACCTCCGACTTCCTTGATTCATCAAGCGTCGAATTGGTAGTTGACAATACCTATGTACAAGCTCGTCAAACAACTTACAATACGTCTGACTTTGCTGATTCAGCTTATGTACATTCGTACTTCCAAACCAACGTACCACGTTACGGTACAGACTACGTTGATAGTGCCTATGTAACTGGATTGCCTGTAAGCACATTCACAAATGATGCTAATTATCTTGACTCTAACACAGTTACTGGCGTAATTGACCAGACCTATGTTCAAGCAAATCAAGATTATGCTTATAGCTCATTAAGTGGAGTGCCTACTGCATTAAGTCAATTCAATAATGATACAAATTATCTTGACTCTAACACAGTTCAAGATGTTATTGATGCCGCTTATGTTCAAGCAAATCAAACTACATATAATACTTCTGATTTCTTAGATTCAGATACAGTATCATTAGTAGTTGATAATGCTTATGTTCAGTCTAGACAAATTACTTATAACACATCTGACTTTACGGATTCAGCATATGTTGCAAGTGAAATTACTGCTGCAATTAATAATTTGATTGATGGTGCACCTGGTGCTCTTGATACTTTAAATGAACTTGCTGCAGCTCTTAATGACGACGCAAATGCTTATCAAACTTTACTTTCTCAGATCAATGCACTTCTAGATTCATCTGAAGTACTTGCCCTGATTGACCAAAATTATATTCGATCAAATCAGATTACCTATAATACTTCTGATTTCCTCGATTCAAGTACGGTCGAATTAGTAGTTGATAATGCTTATGTTCAGTCAAGACAGATCACTTATAACACATCTGACTTCCTTGATTCAAGCACTGTTTCGTTAGTAGTTAATAATAGCTACGTCCAAGCAAGACAAGATTATTCGTATACTTCTTTGACGGATCTTCCTGACTTCTTTGATTCGGCTGATGCAACAATCTTAATTGATAGTGCATACATCCAGGCTAGACAAGCACTAGTTGATTCAGGTTCAGTCATTAATATTATTAATGCTACTGCTGATTCAGCATATGTTCAGGCTAGACAGGACTATGCTTACTCATCACTAACTGGTGTACCTACAGCATTAAGTGAATTTACAAATGATACTAACTATCTTGACTCAAATACAGTCACTGGAGTTATTGATCAAGCGTATATTCAGAGTCTGCAAACCACTTACAATACTAGTGACTTTACAGATTCAGCTTATGTCAATACGCAGATTACTACTGCAGTTAACAATCTGATTGATGGAGCACCTGGTGCCCTTGATACTTTGAATGAACTGGCAGCTGCACTCTCTGACGATGCTGATGCATTCAATACATTGCTCGGATATATTACTGATCTTCCAGATTCAGCTCAAGTCCAGCAAATTATTGACACCGCTTATATTCAAGCTAGACAGATTACCTATAATACATCTGACTTCTTGGATTCTTCAAGTGTTGAATTGGTTATTGATTCAGCTTACGTACAAGCAAGACAAACTCTAAGAGATTCATCTTATGTGCGTGGTGTTAAATTCAACGAAGCTGGTGATAATGACTTCTTACATGTTGATGACATTAGAACTGAAAATTACTTCCGCGTTAAAGTTCATAATGAAGTAAATGGTACACTTATCTATGGTTCATACGATAGTGGTGTATCTCTTTATTATGATGGAAGTTCGGCAAGATTACGTACAACAGCCACAGGTCTTAGTACTTATGGCAGATTGCACGGTGACTCAGCTGAATTTAATCGTTTAGTATTGGATAATTCGACTGTTGATTCTTCATGGGTTAACGATCGAGTCAGTCAAACAACGATTGAAGCTCTTCAGACACACTATTTGGATAGTGCTCTAACTACACAATTAATTGATAGTGCATATATCCAAGCTAGACAAATTGCTGGTACTGATTCATCTGCTGTAACTAATTTGATCAATCTAACAGTTGATTCAGATTATATTAGAGCAAGATCAAATGTAAGTGCAAAACAAGAACTTGCTGGTGGAGGAGAAACAGACGTTGATCTGACTCTTAGACTGGTTGGTCTTGGAAATGGTACAATTGGTCTTCAAGCTGAAGCACCGATTATTGACAGCGTTGGTGCAGTAACTCAGACAATTCTACAATATCGTGGAATTGATTCTTCAAGTGTTAGTTACTACATTGACTCAGCTTATATTCAAGCAAGACAGGCTGGTGGGGCTACAAATACTGATGGTCTCAGCGAAGGTTCAACAAATCTTTATTATACCGATGAAAGAGTAGATGATCGAATTAGCCAATTGCTAATGACTGATTCTGCGATTTCAGCGACATATGACGATAGCGCAAATACATTGCTAATCTCAGCAGAAAAAGCAACGACTACTACCGCTGGTGTAGCAAGCTTTGACTCAGCTGGATTTAATGTAAGTGCACAAGGTCATGTAACATTGGTTGAAATTGATGGTGGAACCTACTAATAAAAGCATATAAATAACTACTAAAGGAGGGGGTTCTTACCCCCTCCGATAGTTATTTTCCTTTTTAGGGTTCATCATGCCGACCAAAATTATTCTTAAGAAATCGTCCGTTAGTGGACGTATTCCCGATCCAGGTACGTTAGACTATGGTGAGTTAGCCATTAACTACGCCGATGGTGTTCTATACTACAAAAATAGCTTAAACACTGTTGAAAGCATTTCAGCTGGATTAGATTCTGATTTAACGTTACAGCTAATAGATTCATCTTATGCAGCGATTTCTGCAAGTCTAATCCCATCAACAGATTCTACATATGATCTTGGTACCGCTGATAAGAAATGGCGAGAACTTTATCTTTCAGGTAATACCATTCATCTTGGAGATGCTAAGTTATCTGCAGATGCTAGTGGTAATATCGAAGTACGAGATAATTTAGGCCAATTAAAGAAAATCGTAGTTGATGAAATTGAGGTTGGTACTGGGGCCAATAAAGTCAAACTAAAAGGAAATAACGGTAAACTTCGAGTTGATACTGTATCTGATATTCAAGTAAAGTTAGACTTTAACCTTAATACAACAACAGACTTAATTGAAGGAACTAATAAGTATTATACCGATGCCCGTGTACAAACTTTAGTTAACTCAAGTTATGTTCAAGCTCGTCAGATTCGTGGTGCTGACTCGAGCTGGGTAACAGATCAAATTAATGATCTAATTGATGCCGCACCTGGCGCATTAGATACATTAGCAGAATTAGCAAGTGCTATTGGCGATGATGCTAATTTCTCTACCACAATAACGAATTTAATTGCAACTATGCCAGACTCGGCTTATGTTGCTTCATATGTTTCAAGTCAGTTGCCAAGGTATGGTACTGACTATGTAGACTCATCTTACGTATCTTTTGTTCTTCCAAGATACGGTACCGATTATGTAGATTCCTCTTGGGTAACTGGGTACGTTACTGACCAGAACTATATTACAGGTTATACTGTAACTCAATCGGATGTCACTAATCATCAAGCAGCATTAAGTATTACAGAATCTCAAATTAGCGATTTTGGAACGTATGCCACTATAGCAAGTTTAGCAAATATTGCAACTTCTGGTGCATATTCTGATTTATCTGGTACTCCTACTAATGTAAGCACATTCACAAATGATGCTGGATATACTACATATGATTCAACCAATACTGTTGGGATTGTAAATTCTGCGTACATACAAGCTAGACAAATCCGCGGCGCTGATTCTTCTTGGGTTTCAGGCGAAATTACTTCGGCTGTTGCCGATTTGGTCAATGGTGCAGGAGAAGCAGTTAATACTTTAAATGAACTTGCTACTGCATATGCTGATGCTGATAGTGGTTTACAAACACTTATTTCAAACAATAGTATACGTTTAACAACTGCCGAAAGTGAGATTGATACACTACAGAGCTGGGGTAACCATTCATTAGTTGGATATTTAACAGCTAGTACAGCTCAATCCACAATTGACTCATCATATGTCAATGATAGAGTAACAATATCAGAAAATCAAATTTCTTCGGTTATAGACTCAGATTATATTCTTTCAAGATCTACTTCAGTGGAAATTTATGATGCTTATGATTCATTCATTAGTAGACATCAACTTAAACTTAAAGCTGATACTCAAAATGGTCACGTTGTAGTTGTTGGTCAAATTTTAGTAGAAGATTCCCAAGGTGCTAATCCAACATTGAGAGATGTTAGTTTCCATAGTTCATTAGAAGAAACAATGATAAACATTAATACGTTAAAGGCTACTGTAGCATCAAGTACTGATTTTGCTGATTTTCAAGCAAGAATTGCAGCATTATAAAATGAAACTATTATAAATAATAGTAATATAATAGTGCCGAACTGGGGATAGTGAACCGTGGCAAGTGAGAGTGAAAAAGACTTTAAGATAAAAAATAATCTTAAAGTTGCTGGTAATCTAAGGATTGCTGGTAATTTATTAGATTCTAACTGGGTACAGGCTAGACAGAAAATATCCCCTGATTCCGATTTTGTTATAACACAAGTAAATCTTGTAAAACAAGAGTATGATATTAAGATGAAAGATTTAGAAAATAAGATTTCAGATTTAGTATCATTAATACAACTTATAAATACAAAAGTATAGGAACGAGGATAAACACCATGGCAGATAGAATCCCTCTAGTCATAAGTGATAATAAACTCAGAGAAATATCCGCATCAGATAATTTAAAAGTTTCAGGCGTTGTGCCCGTTACTGGAAGCACTTACGATTTGGGTAGTTCAGCTGCACGTTTTTCTAAATTATATGTAGATTCACAAGGTATATACACCGGTGGATTATATCTTAAAGATTCAAATGGCACATTGGCCGCATTCAACTTAGACGGATCAGCAGCTTCAATTGCTGGTGGTGTAAGTGGTTTGACTTGGACAGCAGCCGATAACGAACTTTCTGCAGCTTCTGCTGATGGTTCAAGCACAACTGTCGTAATTGACGAAATGCTAGATCTTGACATTACCAATGACTTAATTGTTGGTGGTGACATTAAAACTGGAACTGTGTGGATCAAAGACGACGGTTCAAATACTATTAAATTTACGCAATCTGACGGCACTACTGCAGCAACTATTAGTAGCGATAACATTGATGCTACTACAATTGCTAATGGTACTTCAAACGTTGCTGTTGCGGCTAGTTCAGACGTAACTATCGATGCTGCTGGTTCAACTATTGTTACTGTTGCTAGCTCAAGAGTTACACTTGATCAGAACACAACTGTTAATGGTACTCTTGATGTTACTGGTAACCTCACAGTTAACGGAACAACTACAACAGTCAATTCAACAAATAGTTTAGTTGCTGATCCTTTAATTGAGTTAAATACAGGTGCAACTTCGAACGCTAACGACTTGGGCTTTATTTTCGAGCGTGGTTCAACTGGCGACAATGCTGTGTTTGCTTGGGACGAGAGTGTAGACAAGTTTGTTGTTGGTACAACAACAGCAACAGGTGCTAGTACAGGCGATCTTACAATCGCTAGTGGAACACTTGTGGCAGCAACATTTGAAGGTGCTTTAACTGGTGATGTAACTGGTAACGCAGACACAGCAACAGCACTTGAAACTGCAAGAAATATTGGTGGTGTGTCATTTGATGGAACAGCAGCAATTAATCTTCCAGGTGTTAATACTGCTGGTAACCAAGACACTAGTGGTAACGCGGCAACAGCAACAGCACTTGCAACAGCAAGAGCAATCGCACTAAGCGGTGATGTAACTGGTACAGCTAACTTTGATGGTAGTGCAGGTATTACTATTGCAGCAACAATTGCAGCTAACTCAGTTGCACTAGGTACAGACACAACTGGCAACTATGTTGAAAGTTTAGTTGGTGGTAATGGTATTACTGCTGGCGCCGCAGCAGAAGGCGGAACACCGTCTATTGCAGTTGACTTAACTGACAACAGCATCTTTGCTACTGACGGCACTGTAAGCCGTGCTGTAGTACTAGACGGTAGTGGTGACTTCTCTGCTAACATGATCACATCAGATCTAACTGGCGATGTAACTGGTAATGCAGATACAGCAACAGCACTTGCAACAGCAAGAGCGATTCAAGTTAGTGGTGCTGTAACTGGTACTGCAAACTTTGATGGAAGTGCAGCAATTAACATTGTTACAACTGCAACAGCAGATCCAACACTAACATTGGCTGGTGATTTGAGTGGTAGTGCTACATTTACTAACCTTGGTAATGCTACACTAACAGCAACTATTGCTGCTAACAGTGTTGCACTTGGTACAGACACAACTGGTAACTATGTAAATGCAGCATCAGGTGGTAACGGTATTACTGTTACACATACACCAGCTGAAGGTTCAAGCATTGGTATTGCAGTTGACCTAACTGACACAGCAATCTTTGCTAGTGATGGTACAGCAAGTCGTGCAGTAGTACTAGATGCAAGTGGTGACTTTACAGCAACTACAGCAACATTCACTAACATGGATGGTATCCTAGGTGCTAACACAGCGGCAGC